GTTGCCTGGTCGAGGATCCGGTTGCCCTTCCCGACCTCGTTCCGGACCTTCGTGAACGTCAACAGCATGTTCTCGGCGGTCTTCGTCGCCTCGTCGTCGATCCCGGACTTGTTCAGCATCGCGTCGGCCAGCTCGTCGACGTGTTTCGCGGTCACGTTCGCCGCCCGCCCGGTCGACTTCAACGCCGCCTCGGTTTGCGCGGACACCTGCTGGGCGTTCTGCATCTCCGCGAACGCCGCATGGGCCGCCCCCGCCAATCCGGCGACGCCGAGCCCGGCGGTTGCGAACCCAACCGCCTTGGTCAACCCGCCGAACAGGCCGCCGCCCGACCTGCCCGCCTTGCCCACGTTCTGCTGGAACCGAGTCGCCGACCGCTCCGACTTCTTGAACGCCCGCTCCAATGAGGAGGCGTCACCGACGATCTCGACGGCGATCTTGCGGGCCATCAGCTGCCGTTGCGGTAGAGGGCGGTGAACATGTCGACGCAGCCGAGCATCTGCGCCGGCGTCAGGTCGCCAACCTGATCAGGTCCGACTGCGAAAGCTCCGAGGCGGGCGTCCCAATAGCAGCTGGGGTCTCGTCCGAGGTCTCCGAACTCGTCGGCGAACCTCCCCCAGAAGTAGACGGTTTCCCGACGGAGCTTGGCGGCGGGGGGCCGGCCGCATCATCCTCCTGCTCGTCGACGCCGTCGGTTTCCATGCGGATCGTCGACCCGAACGGGGCGTCGACGATCCGTTCGAACACCCCGGTCGCTTCGCGGGCGTCGATCTTGCCGTCCCGGTAAAGGGCGATCACAGCGAACGCGGCGAACAACTCCGGGTCGCCGCCCCGGAACCCCTCCTCCAAGGTGAGCGGCAGGTAGCCGGACAGCCGTTTGATCCATCCCCATTCGCGGGTCGTGAGCTCGCGGCCTTCGATGTCGAACAGGTAGCGGCCGTCGTAAGGCCTCACACCGTCGACGATCACCCAGTCCATTGGTGGCCTCCGCGGTTGAAGCGGGAGCAGACGACGTCCAGCGCATGCTCGAGCTGCCGGTTCATGTCGTCGGCGTTCGACATCAGCGCCGGCAGCAGCGCCTTCCGCATCTGCAAGCCGCCGTACTCCGGATGGCGGCCCGTCGTCTTCCGGATCGACTGTTCGACGGCGATCCCTTTCTGCCGGACGCGGGTGCGGTAGCCGGCCGCACTGTGGGAGCTGACCGGGGCGAACCTTGACGTAGCGTCCTTCCGGACGACATCGCCGATCTTGCGGAGATTGGCCCGGACCTCGCGTTTCGATTCACGGTCGGCCTGCTGCAGCCCGCGCATCAGGTCGCGGTAGCCGGTGACGGCGAGCGTTTCCCGCTGCGGCATCGTTAGGCGGCGGCGGTGTCGAAGAACTGCAGGCCGTTTTCGTCGGCCGCGACGAACTCGACCTCGTACGCTTCGGCCTCGCCGCGAGTCGCGCCGGGGTTGTAGGTCAGCACCTGCACGTTGCCCCTGAGCTCCGGGTTCGTCGCCGCCACCGCCGTGGTCTGGTCGGCCCGCCACGCGAACGGCACGACCTCTCGGTCCTTGTGGACCGGATAGATCGTCGCGTGAACCTCCCCGGTGCCGTACGAACCGAAGAACTCGACGGTCACCGACTGGGTGGTCTGGCCTGCAAGGAACTCGCTCGCACCGGTCGCGTTGAACCCGGACACGTCGACGCGTTCGTGCTCAGACGTGAACGCGACCGACCGTGCGAAATCGGAGAGGTCGACCGAGTCGACTTCGACTGAGTCTTTCAGGGCGATCCGCTTAGGCATCGCTGTCGTCCTCCTTCTTCTTGGGTGTCTTCTTGATCGAGCCTCTCGCGATCGCCCGCCGCTCGAGGTCAGGGTCGAGGTCGGCTTCGAACTGTTCGCCCGGCTTGTGACCCTGGAACGCGGTTGCGCCGGTGACTTTGTAGGTGGTTACAGCCATACGCTCACCCTCCATTCGCAGCCCAGCAGGCGGCCGCCGTTCTCGGCGTCCTCGAGGTACTCCCGGAACCCCGACACGCCTTCGCCGACAACGGCGCCGACGGTGGAGACGGCCTGTTCAACGGAGGCGGGGTCGTCGACGTCCAACATCCGCAGCAACAGTTTCTGGCCGGCTTCCTGGTCGGCAGTCGACACCCGGCCCCGGACGGTGAAGAACACCTGTTTCGACTGGACGCCGAAGCCGGCGCCGTCCTGGAACGGATCCCCCGGGTACACATCCAGACTCGGCGGGGTGGGGTTGGTGTTCAGCCACCCGTAGACCTGCAGGCCCGGGATCTCCGTAGTCAGCGGCTGCAGAGCCGCGGCCGCCGACGCTTGGGCGTCTGCGAGGCTCACGCAACCCCCCACGCCTGCTTCAGCGGCGCCAACTTGCGGGCATGCCGGTACCAACTGTCGCGGGCGGCGACGATCGGGACGGATTCAGCGCCGACCCCGATGATCCCGAACGGCGAGTAGGACTGCTTCCAGTGCTCGACGGCCCGCTCGAGGTTGACCTCGACGACCAAGGGCGGCGGCGGATCGGGGGCCGGGGTGTCCGCGGTGTAGCCGAGCTCCCAGTCGATCTCTTCCGCCGCCGCCGCCAGCACACGGTTCATCGCCGCGGTTTGCATCGCCGTCGGGGCGTCGAGCCGCAGCAGCATCTGCAGTTCGGTGATGTCCGCGTACACCATCCGGTTAGCCTGTCCGCTGGGCCCGGATAGCGTCGATCAGTTCCTGCTTCGTCATGTCGTTGTTCGCCGGGCTGACGCCCTCGTCTTTCGCCATCTGGAGCAGGTCGGCTTTCGTCATCTGGTCGAGTTGATCCTGGCCGCCGCTGGTGTCCGCGGTGGACTCGTCGCCAGTGTCGACGGGGGTGACTTCGCCGGGTGTGCCGCCGGTGCCTTCGACCCACGCCGGCTCCAATCCGACTGCTTCCCGGTTCGGGTCGTCGAAGACGGTGCCCATCAGGTCACCGTCACCTTGATGATCCCGGCCGCGTCGACGATCAGCGACGCGAAGTAGCCCGCATACGCGACCTGCACACCCAGGACGCTGGGCTCGACGACCTGCAACGAGCCGATCCGGTCCTCGTACACCTCCGCGGCGGCGGTCGAGAGCACCATCAGCGACTTGGCGGCTGCGAAGCCGCTCGAGACGATGACGGTGATGCCGGCAACGGTGCCCATCACGCCCTGGCCGAAGTCGGACGCGTTGAACCCCGACGACTGCGAGTTGGTCGGGTTCACGGGGGCGAAGAGCGGCCCGATGATCCCGAGCACGTCCGGGGAAGCGACGGCGAGCAGCTTCCCTTGCCCCTTCGTCGCGGTGTAGACGGACGCGGCGGCGGCCCAGAGGGCTCCGGCGACGGCTGCCCCGTCGGGGGTGGCGGGGATGGTGCCGCCGGCGGTGCCGCCGGCGTAGAACGCCTGCACCGCGGTCTTTTCGGTCAGGATCGCGTACTGCGACGCCAGGTCGTTGATCACGATGTCCATCACCGACGGCTGCGTCCAGTCGATGTCCTGCCTCGAGACGTTGACGTAGCCACCCAGCGTGGTCGGCGTGACGGCCAGCTTCCCGATGATCATCTTCTGCGACGTGAGCTCCGCCTTCTCCGCGGACTGGGCGGCGACGGCGGTGTGCTGCGTGATCTTCGGCCGCGAGAACGAGTTCGACGGCAGCTGCCGCGGGCCCAGTTGGCCGACGAGGGGGCGGGCGGCGTCAATGAAGTTGACGACCGGGCCGAGGATCGGCGCCGGCAGCAGCCCCGGGTTGTCCGCCGTGGTCTGATGGGCTGCGGCCCGGTTCTCCTGGCCCCACCGGGTCAGCCGGTCGCGGGCGTCCTGCATGCCGAGGCCGGCCTGCCACATGTCGACGGCGTACTCGCCGGCCGACCGGTACTCCACCTGGGGCGGCTGCGCCTTCTCGCCCTGCATGTAGACGGAAAGCTGCCGGATCCGCTCCGCGGAGTCGCCGGAGATCTTCCGGGCCTCCTCGAGCGGCTTCATCATCTCGTTGACCCGCTGGATGCGGTTGCGGGTCTCGGTGACGAGCTCGGCCTGCTCGTCGGTGAGGTCTTTGCCTTTGGCGGCCTCGACGATGCCGTCGATGAACTGCTGGCGCTCCTCGATCTCGTTCACGTACCGAGCGAGCATCTGGTCTGTTGCCCCCATGGTGGGGTGCCTCCTTCACGGGTCACGCGAAACGACAGGGACGTACAGGCCTGTTGTGGGCGTCTTCCCGTCTACACCCGCCCGCGCCCTGCGCGTTTGGTCTCTGGCGGATGAGGAGGACGATCTTGCTAGCGGGTGATGTTACACCCCGTAGCGGGCGTCGAGGGCCGCCATTTGGGCGCGGAGCTCGTCGATCTCGATCCGGGACAGGTTCGGCAGCAACACCACCGGTTCGGGTTCCGCGCGGCGCACGTCGATCACCGTGGCCGTCTCGTAAGCCGGGTCGGGGACGAAAGCGATGTGGTCGAGGTGAAGCTCGTTGAGGCGGCGGACGGTGCGGTTCTCTTCCCACACTTCGGCGTTGGGTTTGACGGGGCCGGTGGCGCCGTTCTCACGCATCAGCCCGAACCCGGCGGAGGCGGCGAGGCAGCCGTCGGCGCACAGCTCGAGCGTTTCGTCGCCGGTCGGCGTGCGGACCATCCTGACCTCGGCGACGAGCCCTTCGTCGCG